GCAACGTCGAACATTCACACACCAGCCCTGTCGGCCACGAACATTATTGCTGCAACCATTACCGCAACCACAAAGATCCACACCGTGGCTCTCTCTGCCACAACTATCTCCGCCACGAATATCCATGCGACCACAAAGGTACACACCCCGGAACTCTCAGCCACGTCAATCTATACCCCTACACTCTCAGCAACTAACATCCGGGGAAGTTCCATCAGTGGCACGACAGTCTCAGCAACTAATATCCACGCAACGACGAAGATCCATACCCCGGCTATCTCAGCCACGACAGTCTCAGCAACTAATATCTTTGTGGCTACGAAGATCCATACACCGGCTATCTCAGCCACGACAGTCTCAGCAACTAATATGACTGCGTCAGGTAATGTTAATGCAGACGTTGTCTCGGCCACGACCCTTCTAAGATCGGGATCTCAGCTTGTTGCCCCTATTGTCTCAGCTACTATTGTCAGAGCAGGTTCGGAAGTAATTGCTCCTAACGTCTCAGCATCTAATATCTATGCGACTGTGAAGATCCATACACCCTCGATCTCAGCCACGACTGTCTCAGCAACCAGTGTCTATGCGACTAATTTTATCAAAGGTGGTACAGCTCTGGCAGGACCGGGAAGAGTATTACTAGTCGATAACGATTGGTCAACCGGAACCCCATCAGCAGTGACTTTTGAAGACGCTGACGGCATGGACTGGAGCACCTACAGTTATTTTGATATCGAACTGGCAGGGTACATCTCGACAAGTTGCCGCATCATCTGCCAGATGAGCCAAGGCGGGGCTTATGAAGTCGGAGGGACGGATTACCACTACGCCAACACAGCCAAAAATTTTACCGCAGGCTTTTCTAACGGCACCTCAGCTATCAATATCCCCAATGCCAGCAATCAAATCTACAAAGGCAGTGCTCAGTACAATGAGATGTTCCATTTGAAGGCTTCTCTGTATCATGGATTGTCAGATGGCACTAATATTGATGGCCCATGGATTCATTGGTCTTTTGTATCTAATGTTGCTGGGACAGGAAATAGGGCTCATGCAAATGGCACGGGAGCATTGCGAAACTTAGTTGCCACAGCAATTGACGGCATCAGGTTCCAGCTAAGCACTGGCACCATGAATAATGGATCGTTCAAGGTTTGGGGGATCGTCTAATGACTCGATATAGTATGACGGGCCAAGGAAAGATTGTTCCTTTCACGCCTGAAGAAGAAGCTGCGGCTGACGCAATCGAAGCAGCAGATGCTGCAACTAAAGCTGCGGAAGAAGCAGCGGCCCCCATGCAAGAGTGGTTAAAAGCCATGCTTGAGACTGACACTCTTATGACCCGTGACGTGGAAGACTTGATTGACAACCTAATTTTTACCGAAATCCTTACCGAAGAGCAACTATCCACACGTCTAGCAGAATACCGTGCTCTTAAAAAAACCGAACGTAATAAGAAACCAGTGTAGGAGGTAAGCCGTGGCTTTCTCTGAATCCCCCTTTTCCCAGATACCTTTCTCATCATCAATCAGAACGATTGATGTAGCGGTTCCGGTCACCGGTGTATCAGCAACCTTTCAACTAGGTTCTATTATTGCTGGTGCAGAAATAAAACTCAATGTATCAGGTGTCTCTGCCACATTCGCAGTGGGCACCCCCGGGTTAGCCATTGACACAGATGTCCCTGTCACCGGACTCACAGGAACATTCTCAGTTGGCACTGTCACACCTGCAATTAGCCGTGCCATTGATGTATCAGGGGTCACCGGCACATTTGCAGTAGGCACCCCCAGTTTCAAGATTGACACAGATGTCCCGATCACCGGGGTCACAGGCACATTTGAAGTGGGGCAAATCTTCTTCTGGTTTCCTGTACCTGATGTAACCACTAGCTGGACCACGGTTTCCCAGACATCAACCACATGGACCCTGACTTCTGACGTATCCACTACATGGGAATCTATAGCCGCTTAGCCCTTGCAGTAATTGGCCCATATTAATAATTTATGATAGGATCATCGTATGCCTGTAACAACTTACTCAACACTTGCAACCCAAATTCAGGAAACTGCGGAAAACACAGGTTCCGAGTTTGTTGACTCTATCCCTAATTTTATCTCACGCACAGAAAATAGACTGACACGTGACGTAGACTTACTAGGCTTGACAAGTTTTGCCACAACAAACTTTGTCGTCTCGACCCCTGTTTACCAGAAGCCACCTAACGCATTGATTGTAAAAAACTTGACGATCACCAGCAACGGCTCCCGGATTAATCTGGTCATGAAGACCAAAGAATACCTGAATGATTACTGGCCAGATCGTACCTCGGTAGGGGTACCCAGATATTATGCAAACTACGGTAACGAGCTATTGATCGCACCGGCTCCTGCATCAGCATACCCCGTTGAAATTTCGTATGTGGTAGAACCCACCGCTTTAGCTTCGTCAACACAAGAAACAAACTATTTCACACAGTACTGCTCAAACGCCCTATACTACGGTTCCATGGTTGAGGCAACCTTATTCATGAAGAACCCAACGGCTGCAAACATGTGGGAAAGTTTCTATCTCCGAGAACTTGAGGGTCTGAACAACGAGGCCCGTAGATCCCGCAGGGACAGCATGGCCATGCCCGCAAGTCCAGCCGGTGGCCCTAACACTTTAACAGGAAGTAACTAATCCCATGTCATCATACACATCCAGAATTAGACTAGAAAAACAGACCCCCGGTCAAAACGACAATACATGGGGTACCGTGCTCAATGATAACGTCATTGATCTTGTCGATGATTCTATCGCAGCCTACACCACGATCACGGTATCATCTGTTGCTGTTACTCTGACGCAGTCGAACGGTGCTTCTGATCAGGCACGTAGTGCATTCCTAGATATCTCGGGAACCTTGACCAGCAACGTCAATGTCATTATCCCTGCACTTTCAAAAGGCTACGACATTCGTAATTCCACATCTGGTTCTTTCACCGTTAACATGAAGACCGCCACGGGCTCTGGACAGATTATCCCACAAGGTCAGACTATTGGTGTTGTATGTGATGGCGTCTCGGTACGTGACGTTGAAACACCCGGTATCCGATCCACATCAAACGTGGTTAATGTATCTGTAGGAACCTCCAAACTTGACATCAAAGTCCCCACGGCAGTCTCAGGAACTCTTTCTGTCACTGGTGGCCTTGTTGTATCTGGTTCATCCACTATGGTTGCGGCCACGTTCTCCAGTAACATCACCATGAAGTCTGAGAGCGAAGTCAGATTCGCAGACGCAGACTCTTCCCACTACATCGCCCTACAGGCCCCGGCCACGGTCACAGCAAATGTGACTTACACCTTGCCACGTAATGACGGTATCGCCGGACAGGTTCTTAAGACAAACGGATCTGGGACCCTGAGTTTTACATCGTTTGGATCACCCAGATCATACCTCAGCGGTTACGGTATGACCCCTGTTTCAGCAACAGCAATCTCCATCGCTGCGGGTCAGGCACGATCTGACACCAACACCTACGATATTACCCTTGCATCCGCCACCGCTCTTAGCTTGGCATCAACCGGTGCGAACGCTCTCGATACCGGGACAGTGACCTCTGCAACATGGTATCATGTATTCGCCATCTCAAAGGCCGAGGGTGTCTCTGCTGCAACACTTGCATCGACCAATCTTAGTTCACCAACAATGCCATCCGGCTACACCCTGAAGAGACGTTTGGGCTCGATCTATACCGATGCCGATGTATCTGTACAGAACTTTGTTCAGACAGGCGATAACTTTAACTGGTACATCCCGGTCATCGATGTTTCGGCAGCAACTGTCACAGCCTCTGCCAAGACCCTCAGTCTTTCCACACCTTCGGGTATCAAGACCCAAGCACTTTTGGGGATTAACGTAAAGGTTTCCGGAACCGGCTTCAATGATCGTGTCGGTGTATATATCAGTCCTCTTGATACTGCGGATGTGACGGTCACTGAACCAAACTTGGGATCAGGTACTTATTCTCTTGCCTTTGATAACCCGGCCCCAACTGGCACGGGCGCTCGTGGCGTTATCGCAGGTTCTATTCCCCCGGTCAGGACCAACACGTCTAGTCAGGTCAGAGCACGAAGTTTTTCCAGTTCATACCCGAACACTCTCAATGTATCTACATTCGGCTG